ATAATATTTAACATAAAAAAAGAAATTTATTTAATTTAATTTTATAAAACTTATACACATTTTTTATTTTTTTTATAATTATAATTACATTTTTTCCATCAGTTTTCTTACTATATCAAGATGTCCTTTAAAAGAAGCATCATTTAGAGGAGTGCTACCAAAACCATTTTGTATCAATACCTTAGATCCATTATCTAACAATATATCTACTATTTCACTATTACCTTGATAACATGCTTCATGTAATGGTGTTATTCCATCTAAATCTTTTATATTTATATCAATATTATCTTTTTTTAAAAGTAAAGCCTTTACAACTTCAATACGATTGTTATAACATGCCCAATGTAATGCCGTCCAACCATATTCATCTTGACGATTTATATTTTCATGATATTCACGCATGATAATTAACATGTTATGGTCTCCCATTTTAGCAGCTACTTCAAATTTATTACTTTTTAATAATTCGTAAATCTCATTATTATTAGCCAATGATAATGGTGTATTACCAGAATTATCCACTAAATTTATATCAAATTCATATTTCAATAATTCCCAAACAATTTTCTCATTACCATCATGAGAAGCATAATGTAAAGGAGAACTACCATACTTATCAAGAATATACAAGTTAACACCATTATCTAATAAATACTTAACTACATCATAATGTCCTTTAATCGTAGCAACATGTAAAGGTGTCATACCATCATTATCAGTGCTATCTATATTAACACTAATATAACTAAATCTAAATAATAATTTTACAATTTCAATATGACCATATCTACATGCCCAATATATTAAAGAACGTCCATATGTATCTGAATGATTGAGAAATGGATGTTCTTCATTAATTATTTTTTCCACATAATCTACATCTCCAATTTTAACTGCTAGTTCAAGTATATTTTTATTAGTAAGCATATTTATTACATCTTCATTATTTGTAACTTGAATAGCAGTACAAGTTCCATACTTATCTAGAGTAAATCTATCATATCCATTTTTCATCAATTCCCATACTACGTCAATATTTCCTTGGTTTGCTGCAAAGTGTAATGCTGTCCATCCTTTAGTATTTTTTTCCATATTTTTCATAGGCTCTCTTATATCTGAATTAAGTTTTGTTTCTGTTTCTGTTACTCTTTCTGTTTGTGTTTCTTGATTTTTTATTTTCCATTCATCATAACCGTTATCATCCTCGTAATATTCTTTGTTATAATGGTCGTACAAATATTTTTTTTTATTTTGATTCACTTTTTTATTCTTTTTATTTTTATTTTTTTTTTCACAAGCGAGTGGTTCGTTCCATAAATTAGTAATATTTAATGCGTATAACTGTTTCTTATAAATATTCTCAGTTTCAGGCGTTTCATCTATTACATAAAAATAGACATCTTCGCCTTTTTTTAAATATTTTGGTTTATTTTTTTTATACAAGGTTGTTATTTCACGACGATGAACAAAGACTTTACAAGCTTCATAATCATTGTTTTGGTGAATTTTAACAATACCATATCCAGATTGTTTATTAAACCACAACACTTTCCCTCCAACTGAAATATAGTTATCAGACATGTATTCCAGTTCTTTTCTTGAATATGACATTTTTACAACTTTAAACTTTAAAACTTTGACAATTAATTATCTTTATGGTTATTTTTAGTAACTGCTTTCAACTATTTGACAAAAAAAACTTCAATTTTTTTTATTTTTTAGGTTTTGGTAAAAAAATTGGAAAAAATATTTATAAATAAGTAAATAATGATATATATATATATATATGACATTATTTAGAAAAAAACACTCAAAGAAACATAATAATAAGAATGTTTCTAAGAAAAGAAAAATAACCAAGAAAAAGCACATTCGTAATAATAAAAAAGTAAAAAAAAGTAAAAGAAAACACGTAAATCTAAATAAAAATAAAAAACGTAAAACTAAAAAGAATAAATTTAGAAATAAAAAAGGTGGGGTTGGTTCAAAAGAAAAACTTGATTTTAGCTCATTAAGTCAAAATCCGAATTTAACTTTGGAATGGATTGAAAAGTATCCTGATAAAGATTGGAATTGGGGAAAAGATGGTATAAGTAGGAATCCGAATCTAACTTTGGAATGGATTGAAAAGTATCCTGATAAACGGTGGTTTTGGGGAGAAAATGGTATAAGTAATAACCCAAATCTTACTATGGAATGGATTGAAAAGTATCCTGATAAACAGTGGTTTTGGGGGCGGACAGGTATAAGTAGAAATCCGAATCTAACTATGGAATGGATTGAAAAATTTCCTAATAAACCTTGGCATTGGGGTTATGATGGTATAAGTAAAAATCCGAATGTAACTTTGGAATGGATTGAAAAGTATCCTAATGAAAATTGGGCTTGGGGTGATTGGGGTATAAGTGAAAACCCGAATCTAACCTTGGATATTATTGAAAAGTATCCAGATAAAAATTGGTCTTGGGGAACCTGGGGTATAAGTGAAAACCCGAATCTAACCTTGGATATTATTGAAAAGTATCCAGATAAAAATTGGAATTGGGGATACAATGGTATAAGTAAAAACCCGAATCTAACTTTGGATATTATTGAAAAGTATCCTGATAAACCTTGGAATTGGAAGGGTATAAGTAATAACCCAAATCTTACTATAGAATGGATTGAAAAGTTTTCTGATAAACCTTGGATTTGGGATGATAATGGTATAAGTTCCAATCCGAATCTAACTTTGGAATTCATTGAAAAGTATCCTGATAAACCTTGGTATTGGGGAGAATTTGGTATAAGTAGAAATCCGAATCTAACTTTGGAATGGATTGAAAAGTATCCTAATAAACCTTGGTATTGGAAAGATATATATATGAACTCGAAAATATCATTACACGATATTGAAATGCTTATTGAAAAAAACAATTCACCATCAACAAAAATGACAGAAGAAGAATTTAATCAATGTGAAAAAGATGATGAAGGTAATGTTACTGATCCTATTACATTTGATAACCTAACAATCGATAATGCTGTCATGCCTCCTTCTGCATCTGGAAATAAAAGTTGTTTTGACCGCGAATCTATTGAAAGATGGTTAAATAATAATAATACACATCCAATCACAAGAGAAAAAATACCAGAAGAATGGAAAAATAAATATTTATAAATAAGTAAATAATGATATATATATATATATATGACATTATTTAGAAAAAAACATTCTAGGAAACATAACAAAAGTGTTTCTAAGAAAAGAAAAACAACCAAGAAAAAACACATTCGTAATAATAAAAAAGTAAAAAAAAGTAAAAGAAAACATGTAAATGTAAATAAAAAACGTAAAACTAAAAAGAATAAATTTAGAAATAAAAAAGGTGGTGCAATTACAGATAAAGAATTAGAACTTATAAGATATTGTATGTTCGGTAAATTAGATGACGCCAAGTTATTATACCAAAATAATCCTACTATTAATATTAGTGTTAGAAATGAAGAAGCATTTAGATACAGTTGTAAAAATGGTCATCTAGATACAGCGAAGTGGTTACTCGAAATCAAACCTACCATTGATATTAGTGCTAAAAATGATGAAGCATTTATAGATAGTTGTAAAAATGGTCGTTTAGATGTAGCCAAGTGGTTATATGAAATTAAACCGTCTATTGACATTAAGAATTTAAAAAAAGCATATATGTATAGTCGTGAAAAAGGTCAATTAAATGTTGCCGATTGGTTACTAGAAATAAAACCTGAAATAAAACCTAACAAACAAACAGGTAAGAAAACAAAAATGACACTGGAAGAATTTAATAAGTGTGAAAAAGATGAAGAAGGTAATGTTAATGATCCTATTACATTTGATAACCTAACAATCGATAATGCTGTCATGCCTCCTTCTGCGTCTGGAAATAAAATTTGTTTTGACCGCGAATCTATTGAAAGATGGTTAAATAATAATAATACACATCCAATCACAAGAGAAGCCATACCAGAAGAATGGAAAAATAAATATTTATAATTAAGTAAATAATAAGAAAAATTGATTTTAATAAAGGTTTAAAAATATTGTAACAATAATAGTAATAGTACAATGGTAATTATTTGTAAAGACACCTTCGCAGAAAATGATATTTATAATCAACATTTTAATAAATATCCTTTTGAATTAAGTGATTTTCAAAAATATTCATTAAAAGCAATATTAGAAGGAAATCATATATTAGTAACAGCACATACTGGTAGTGGTAAAACCTTACCTGCTGAATTCGCAATTGAACATTTTGTATCTCTTGGCAAAAAAGTCATATATACTTCACCGATTAAAGCATTATCTAATCAAAAATTTCACGAATTCACTAAAAAATTTCCAAATATATCCTTTGGTATTTTAACAGGTGATATTAAATTTAACCCAGAAGCAGATGTATTAATAATGACAACCGAAATTTTAAGAAATACATTATTACAAAAAAATATTGTTAAGACAGAACAATCCAATAATGTTTCATTACAATTTGAAATGGATTTTGATAATGAATTAGCAGCAGTGGTTTTTGATGAAATTCATTATATTAATGATAAAGACAGAGGCAAAATTTGGGAAGAAACTATTATGCTGATTCCGTCACATATTCAATTAATTATGTTATCAGCAACCATTGATAAATCTGAAATATTTGCGAAGTGGATTGAAGATGTTAAAACAACCGAACAACATAAAAAAATTGTTTATTTAGCTCCAACAAACCATAGAGTGGTTCCGCTTAAACATTATTTCTACAATACAATGCCAGAAGGTCCGTTTAAAAAGATTAAGGATAAGGAATTTATTAGTTTTATTAATCAATTTCTTCATAAACTGATTCCAGCAAAAGATGATAAAAATAAATTACATAGAGAGAATCATGAAAAAATTAGAAAATTAGAAAAATATATAAGTAAAAATGAGTGTCATATCAAACCAGCATTTGTATTAAACAATATTGTAAAGCATCTTAAAAGTAATAATATGTTACCAGCAATATGTTTTGTATTCTCAAGAAAAGGCGTTGAAAGATTGGCTCAAACAATTAATGTATCATTATTTGAAGAAGATTCTACAATACCATCAACAATGAGATATGAATGCGAACAAATTTTAAGAAAACTACCAAACCATAAAGAATATACTTCAATGCCAGAATTTGAAATGATTATGAAATTATTACTGAAAGGTGTAGCTATTCATCACTCAGGAATTATGCCTATTTATAGAGAGATGATTGAATTATTATTCGCAAAAGGTTATATTAAGTTACTATTTGCTACCGAAACATTTGCTGTAGGAATTAATATGCCTACTAAAACAGTTATATTTACAGGATTTGATAAATTCAATGGTTCTTCCATGAGAATGTTATATCCACATGAATATACACAGATGGCTGGTCGTGCTGGAAGACGAGGATTAGATACAATAGGACATGTTATTCATCTTAATAATTTATTTGCTTTACCACTTGCGCATGAATATGAAATATTATTAAATGGTAATCCACAATTATTAACTTCCAAATTTAATATTTCGTATAATCTTGTTTTAAATTTCCTTCAAGTTAATGGAAATATATTGGACTTTGCTGGAAAAAGTATGTCAAATGGTGAAATTCAAAAAAATATGAATGCTACAAAAGAGCAAATAGATAGTCTTAAAAATGATTTAATTAAAAAAGAAACGAATCCTACGTATGATTATATTATGAAAAATAAAGAGCAATTCGAAACATATGTTAAATTAACGAATGATTTAAAAACAAGTAAGCAAAAAACCAGAAAACAAATTCAACGAACATTAGAAAATATTAGTAGTGGAAATAAACAATTTAAAAATCAAATGGACCAATACCAATCTATGTTAGACATTAAAACCCAAATACATAATACCGAAATGTCTTTGGAAAATATGAATAATCATTTTCAGGACTCATTTAATAATGTTGTTCAATTTTTAAAATCATTTGATTATATTAATTCAGATAATTCTATTAATGAAAAAGGAAATATTGCCACATATATTCAAGAAACACATTGTTTAGCTTTTACTGATTTATTATTAAAATACAATTATTTTGAAGATTATAATAGTGACGAAATTACAGCATTGCTTAGTTGTTTTGCCAATATCCGAATAAAAGATGATTTAAAAATATACAATATTACAAATTTAACACCTAATCATCACTTTAATTCATTACTACAATCGGTTAAAAATACATATGATAATTATATACAACAAGAACTTAGATACAATATTGAAACGAATGATAGTGCCAATTATATATTTGAAATGGTCGAACCTATTTTAGAATGGTGTTCAAGTTCAGATGAAACCAATTGTAAAAGTATTCTTAATAAATGTCAAATTGAGTACAATGTATTTCCAGGGGAATTTATAAAAGCAATATTAAAAATTAATAATATGGTAAACGAATTAAAAAATATTGCCGAACATATGGGAAATATTGAACTATTGCATAA